CTTCGCTACATTGAGCTTCATCCCAAACTTTTCTTCAGCCAGCGCAGCCCACTTCTCCAAATCCACAAACTTGCCTTTAGGAATATATGATAAACTGTCATCGCCTAAAACGCGTTTTTCAGGTATCACAACATCACAAAGGACCTCATCTGCAATCTCACTGCAGTAATCACATAACTGTAAGTACGTAATCACGAGGTAATTGACAACGGAGTCAACAAGTTGTGTAAAGAATGAACCAGAGGGTACACCCCCACGCTTCACATAACAATGTCCATCGGGCATAACAATACCACAATGCAAGAAGTAGTTGATAATAGTATCAACTTCCGCAAACTGAGGCTCCGTGAGCTCGAAATTATCGAGTAATACACGAAAGGCGATTTCAATTAGCCCGGGTGAGACACTAGAGTCGAACCCACTCCAATCGATCGCTAATCCACGACCTTGTCCAGTGACATAGTCAATGAACATTGGTAATGCTTTCAGCATCGTCCTACCACAGTACATTGGTCCGTCAAACGTAGAGTACGCCTCGATCAATGGTTGAGCGAATTGCCCTTCCAATAGAATGATCTCTGCGGGAACGCCCCACACAAGACGTACTTTGGGTTTTACCAGCATCGCTAGTTGCGTTCTCTTGTAGCATTGACACGGAGGCAGCCATTTCTTAGCCAATCGACCATTACGGCTAAGTCGTTTGATCTTCTTAGCTTCGTCAAGAATAAGGTCGTAAACTTCGCCTTTATGAGCTGATCGCCCACCGATAGCCCAGGTCCAGCCAGCGGAACTATCCCAAGTATCACTTAGGTCAACCTCTTCCAACTTAATGGATTTGATCTTTTCCGGTAACCGGAATGCAGCGAAGGTACGACGTACTGCCTCAGCAAACCTCGCATCATTTCTCGGGAGTGGTTTATACTCTCGATCATAACGACTCAATGAATCGTACAACCTGGTTAGGGTCGCCCCAGAACGCGAATACCCACGTAATTCTTTAGGAATGCCGTCGAGCATCTCCGTTAAAAC